TCAAACCACGCGTCCCCGGCGGCGATCATGTCCTGCATCGAAATACTCCGTGGAGGCCGCCGCGGCCGGGCGGGTGGGTTACAACGCCCACGCCGCCCGGCCCGAATCAGCCGGCCCCGATCAACCCTTGTTGATGAGAACCTTGACCGTCGTGTCGCCGCTCGCGGCCGCCTCGGCGGCCTTGCCGGCCCGCTTGTTGCTGCTTGCGGTCGTCGTGATGTTGCCGTTCGTGGCATCCCAGTAGACGATCACGCCGGCACCGATGGCACCGCTGGCCTTCGGGAGGATGTAGCCGCCCTTGGTCGAGAGGGCACCCTTGACGTTGGCGGCAATCGACTGTTCGGCAACACAGAACAGGTCGCCAAGAACCACCACGTCGCCCACGGCCACCGCCGAGCTGGGCGTGTAATCGACCTTGCAGTCGCCTTGATAAGCAGAAGCAGTACCCACTGAAACACCTCGTAGTTGGAAGGGAAAGGTTTTGGATCGTCATGCCGGGGGCGGGTTTCGCCCGCCCCCGGCTACGGTTTGCACTCGTCAGGCCGCTAGGCTCAAGCGGTCGCCATGCGGTAGGCGGCGAGGCCCTCGGCCTTCGCCACGCCGAAATCCATGTACCCCCGCATCGCCACGCCGAGCAGGCTGTAGTCGGCCTGCACCTGCTCGATGGTCGGAACCTGCTGGCCGTTCAAGAAAACAACGTCCAGAGCAGGCAGGTCCATCGCATCGGCCATCAGCCACCACGTCGAGGACGAGGTGAGATAGGCACTCGTCACGACCCGGTAGCGGCCGTTCATCACGTTCGCGTTGGGGGCGGCCGTCGTGTTGCCGGAGATCAGCAACGCGCTGGTCATCAGCTCCGCGGCGGTCAGCTCGAGCTCTGGCGGAACGAGCAGCACCCGCGGCACGATGCCGAGGGGGTTGCCGTCCGGGTCGGCCAGCCGCCGCCATGCGGTCGATGCCGACTTGAGGCTCGACAGGGAGAGGGCATTGCCCGCCGCTGCCGTGGCCTTCTGGTAGTAGGTGGCGTTGGACGCCTCGAACTCGGCCCAGATGGCTTCGTTCAAGGAGAGAGCAGCACCACGACCGATCCGCTGCGGAATCTGCGACAGGGCGTTTGCATCATCGTTGATGATGTCCTGCCGGGTGAGGCTGGTCTGGATGCCCCATGTGTCGGCCGAAACCGAACGCTTGGAATCCGTACCCTGGGCCACCTTCAGCTCGCCCGCACCGCCAACCTTCTGGAACTTGTAGCTGCCGTTGAGGCGGAGCAGGTTGATGTTCTTGAAGTCCGACACGCTGCGAACCGCGGCGATCTGCTTCCACGAGTCCTCGACCGACGTGAAGCCGGCGAGCAGGAACTTGTTGACCAAGGCGGCCAGCAGGTTCGAAATCTCGTGGGTCGCGAACGCCGCTTGCAGCACCGGGCCGATGTTGCCGCTCGAAAGCCGGTCGCTGCCGGTGTAGCTGTTGGCCTTGGCGGCCTTGAGCAACACCTGGCCGACCGACACGTCGCGCTTCACCTTTTCCGCGGCCTCGAGGGTCCGGCCGTCGAAAACCTTCTCGACGTTGGGAAGCCCGGACTGCAAGCAGAGGGCGGCCTCCACCACCTTGCCGGAATCGACTTCCGGCTGCGAAACGTGGATGCCGACCCCGCCGCGGCTCATCCGCAGCTCGGCCAGTTCCATCCGCTTCGCGAGGGCCTCGCGGGCCTCCCGCTCGGCCTTGAGCTCGGCCTTGAGCGTCTCGGTCGCACCGGGGGAATGATCGTCCACCGCTGCGCCGTCGCCGCCCTTGGCGTTGACGATGTTGGTGATAGGTTCCACGGCACCGTTCGCCGCGGCTTCCACCTTGTCGGTGGGCGAGAGATTGGCGTCGTGCGCCATATCGGAATCCTCGGTCGCCTCGGCGGCGATTGCCGCGGACGTTTGGGCGTCCGCTCCCATCAACACAATCGAGGTTTCGCGAAGTGCGGAACCACGAACAACGGAGATAGGGCCGTTGAACTCACGGCCGTTGACGGTCACGGACTGCCCGGCCGCCACGTTTTCGATGCTGCTGGTATCCGCGCCGATGGACGCCTGGAACCGCATGCCCTTGCGGGCGAGGGCGATCACCTTCTGCGCCGTGTCGCCTTCACCGATCAGCTCGCCGGAGACGATGAGCTGCTGGCCGTCGTTGACGATCCTGGTGGACTGCCCGAGCACCGAGTCGATGCTGGCATCGTGTCCCCACAGAATCGGGATCGACTGCCGGCTGTTGTCCATGCCCGACAGGTCAACCACGAGAGGGTTGCGGGACCAAGACTGCCGGATGGACCGGCCGGTATACGCCACCAGTTCGAACGAGGGCGTGACGCCCGCGTCGTCGGCGGCCTTGATCGAGAACTCGGCGTCGATGGCACAGATGCGGCCGGGGGCGGTCGCCGTGCTCACGCGGCTGGCCTTGACGGTCGCGAGTCGGTTCTTCTGTTTCACTGGTTGGCTTCCTGGGGTTGAGGTGCCGGGGCCGCGGGCTCATCAAGGCCCAGTTCACGCATGAGCGTTTTCTCGGCGGCCCGCTGCCGGAGGATTTCCCGCCAATCGGCCCCGACCTTGCTGCACTCGTCGGCCAGCGTCGTCGTGTTGTTGAGCAACCTAATGGTCTGGGCGTCGGCTTCCTTGGTCGGATCGACGTGCTCCCATCCCTGCCAAATCCACCGCCAATTCCATTCAACGACCGGCGGCAGGCCGTCCGGCAGGAGGCCCTTGATGAGGGCCGCCTCGTCCAGCCAATCCACGAGCAGGGGGTCGAGGACGTTTCGCTCCAAATCCTCGCGAAGGCAATTCACGCTCTTGCGGTACACGAGGTAGTCGCCACGCATCGAGCTGTAGGACGCCTGCGATGAATCAAGGGCGGCCACGATAAACGGCATATTCAAGCAGCGGGCGATTTGATTGAGCAGTCGCTTTTCGAAATCGCTGTAGGTCGAAGTCGGATGCTCCGGCTTCATCTGCGTTGCGTCCCACCCATCGGGCAGGCTCATTGCCATGCCGCGAACAATCGGCATCGTGTCCCACGAAGGGACGGCGGCCGTGCCGGAGTCCCCGGCCGGGGCGTTGGTGTGAATGAGGGCCGCGAAGTCGGCGGCCGTCTCGGCGGCCTGGACCGTCGCCAGAGTGAACCGCCGGAGCATGGCGAACAGCTCGAGGGCCGGGACGATTTCGCCCACGCCACGGTGCTGGCCCGGCCGGACCTTGTTGGCCCAGTGCAGGATGCGGTCAGAGCTGACCCATTCGCCTACGTTGCTTGTCCACGTCAGCGAGCCGGGATGGTTCTGCAAGACGTGCCACTCGGCCACGTTGCCGGATTCGTCCAACTTGATGCCGTCGATTTGGCCCAGTTGGAGAATCCACTGCGGATTCGCCACCTGGTCGGCCTCGAGTAGTTCAATGTCGAGCTGAACACCGTCGAGCTTGCGGTTGGACTTCTTGCGGGCGAACACTTCCCCATCGACGGCACGAGCCCGCCGCATGACGCGGAGCTTGGCCGCTAGGTCGATGGCGCGAGCCCACTCGTGGACGTTATGCTCGACGCCGCGTACGTTGGTATCCTCCGGCTGGACGCCCGGGATGATGAGCTGCAGCCGGGGGCCGGTGCCGACCAAATCGGTCGAGAGCGTCGAGAGCATTCCGGCCAGATACGAATTGTTATCGGCCTCGTACCGTGCTCGAGCCCGCAGCGTCCGGCGGACCCCGGGGTGTAGGGCTGCGTCGGCACTCCACCAATCGGACTGTGCCCAATGACGTTGGTTGTTCGGCGTCGTCTGTGCGGCGTCGTACCGGGCCTGCACTGCCGCAGGCTGGACGGATTTCCGCGAGAAGAAAGACGGCAGCTTCACGCTAGTGGCACCCGTAGGGTGGATACCCGGGAAGCCCGGCCATGCCGGGGGGCGGGTATACGCTGGTGGTTGCCGGATCGGGAGCACCCGATGCGTTTGGCGATACGGTCTGCGCGAACCGTAGGGCAGCGAACGGAGAGCGATTGGTGACGGCCGCCATCTGGATGGCGAACTTCGCAGCGGCCACCTGCTGGTCTAGGTCGTGCTGCTCGACTTCACCGGCATCGGTGCGGGCGCGCTTGGGCTGCGCGAGATTCGCGGCGATTGCGGCCAGAATGTCGTCGGTCGCGGACATAGGTACTCCGTGCGAGGGCGTTGCCCTAGCATTAGTGTACCAATGTTCATTGCCTACAACGGCTTAGAGGAACTCGATCAACAGCATTTCCTCGACCTCGGCGTCCAAGTCGTCAAAGAAATCGGACTCGTCGCCGCTCCACATGACGCACCTCCGAAAGCCGGGTTGATGCCGCCATTTTATTTGGCGGCCCCCGGGAGCCGGCGGGCGGATGCCGCGCGGCCCGAGCGTCTGCTAGAGCGTGTCGGGCCTCGTGTCGAGCACTTCGAAGTGCCGCATGACCTCGCGAACGCGAGGCCCCTCGTAGATGAAGTCGAGAGCGTAGACGTGAATGACAAGGCCGGCGGCCAGCGGGATCGTCTCGCAGCCGTCGATCACCGGGCGGATGGCACCGTCGAGCGGCCCGCCGATGAACTCTAGGATTCGAACGTCGGCCGTCATGTGCCGCGGCCCCAAATGACATAGGCGGCCATGATGCCGCAGCCGATCCAAAACAGCGTGTGCATTTGGCGTTCGCTCACGTTCCCCTCGCCGTCAGGTACAGGCCCACGTTCGCGAAGCTGTACCCCAAGTACGCAATCGCCAGCCCGTACCGGCCGGCCGTCGCTAGGTCCAAGGCCACCACGAGATAGATCACGCCGGTAAAGGCAATTAGCCACGGGCTCATTTCGCCTCCACCCACTTCGCGGCCTCGAGCAACCACGCGGCCAGCTTGCGGAGCTGCTTGCCGTCGCCTTCGTCAAAGCACAACAGCTCGACCTCAACGGCCTTGCCGCACTCGTGCGTTTCGTCGTCGTCCTCGAGCTTGACCGACCACTTGGTGCAATACGCCGCGGCCGGTGATAGTGGGTCGCCGGGGAACCGCATGTTCCTGGCCATCCGCAACGGCCGCGGCTTACTGACCTTCGATTTCGGCATGATGCTCCGGCAGGACTCGCCTGCGTTTGGTGCATGGGCAATCGGGATGGTGCTCGAGGGCAGTGATTTGCATAAGGCCGTAGACGGCCGCGACCCAACTGTGGCCGTCGTGCTCGATGTTCTGCAGCAGCATCGTGCGGGGCGGTCTAGCGTCCGGCTGCAAGGAGGAACAGCCGGACGCCAGAACCACCACCACCAACAGCAGTGCGGTGAACCGCATCAGCGGTATCTCACAACGGCGAACCAGCCGCGGGGGCCGCGGGCCACGCCAATGTCGATCGGGGTGCGACGGCCCCAATAGCAACAGTTGTGGATCGCAGCGTCGGCCGAGACGGTTGAGAAACCGATGCCCTCGGTCTGGCCGCATCCGGTGTGAACCAGCGAGCCCCGGCGGGCGAGAATGACAGCGGCGTCCTGGGCGGACTGAACGACCACGGCGCGTCGAGTGACGATGACGTTATCGGCCGAGGCCGTGACCGCGGACAGGGCGACGACAAGAGCAAGGAGAAGGGAACGCATGGAGCATCCTTTCGTTTGGGGGATCGGACCTCCCGCAGACTGCCATGCCCGGCATTAGCGTCAACCCACTTTCTACCGGCCCATTCTCGCGAGCAGCTCGGCCCGCTTCGCCGCCATATCCTCTCTCGAAATACTCTTGCGCTCCCCGGCCGGCTTGGCCGCGGCCCCCACCGCCGAGATGCCGGTGTACGAGGCCGCCACGGCGGACCCCACCACGCAGTCCCACAAATGATTGTCGCGGCCCGGGATCAGTTTCCACTCGTCGCAGGCCCGCATCTTGCTTTCAACGCGGACGGGAACCTCGCTCGCCATCTGCTCCGCGAGCATATCGTGACCCTGCCCGCCGTGGATCGTGAACGTCTGCACGTCACCGACAGGCAGCTTGCACCGGGACGCCACGAGCGTTTTCCATGCGTTCGTGTCGTACAGAATGTGCCGCTGGCGTTGGATCGTGCTCGTCCGCCAGTTGGCACCGACCCGCTCGCCCCGGTCGGGGGCCTTGTCGCTGATGGTCGCGCCGCTGGCCCCCACGAAACGGCCGTGCGTCGGCAGCACCCGCGGCCCCCACTTCGACCGGCGGGCAAAGTCGCGGACCACCCCCTGAGTCTGTGCCCAATTCGCATCGACAAACATTTGGCCGACCCGGAGAACAGCGTCGTCGCTCTCGCGGGAGAACTCCCGATCCAAGAGCATCGCGGCCACCGCCTCGAGGCCCGCGTGAATGCCGGCCTCCACTCCCTCGACCCCGGCCGCCTTCGCGAGCGTTTTCTTGGCGTCCCGCAGGGAGAAGTAGGTGCGGCCTTGGTCTGGGTAGGCCCCGTAGGCGACGAGATGCCCGCGGAGCTGATTGCCCCACGCCACCACGGCCCAGTAGAGCAGCGTTTGCTGAACGTCCACGAAGGCCGTCAGCGTGTCGAGGCCCCGGGGAACGATCCACCTGGGCACTTCGATCACGCGGCGGCGCAGGTCGTCCGGCACGAGCCCCTGGCTGTTGGCCTCGTTCTTGAGCGGGCTCTGCTGGAACTCGCTCGCGAACACGTCCGCCCCGTCGTCAATGAGGGCGTTGTAGGCGTGTTGGATCGAACTGATTTCCGTATCGGGGTCGAAGCAGCTCAACCACGACACTTGGCACCCGGCGTCCATCGCGGCCCGGTTGTTGGCGTAGTAGGCATTGGCTTCCTTGTGCGCTCGTGCCTGGTCGCCAACCACGTCCTTGGCGAACGAGCAACGCAGCTCGCGGTAGGTGTTCATCCACATTTCGTCATGGGCATCCGCGAACTT